TTCATTATCTAGTTTTATACGTTTACTTTTAGATAAATTCCAACATTTACGATGATAAGGAATACCTTCTAAAGATACAAATAGAAATGTATTTGTAGAATTCTTTATTATATCCTCATTACATATTGCACATATAGCTGTTGCATAAGTTGCATTAAGTAATATAAGCATTGATTCATTATGATCATAATTATATAATTGATTAATTATACTATCACATAAACCTAAACAATTACTATGCCATAAATGACCACATTGTGTATAAATCATTTGTTCATTTTCAAATTTTAGTATACATCCTGCACATGTTGCATCTAATTTTGAAAAATTAAGTTTAGATAATTTATATAATTTATTAATAGATGTATAACATAAAGGACACGTATAACATGCTGACGGTGTATTATTAGAAAGCATTTGAAATATCTTGAGCCAAAATGGCTACGGTGGTTTAGTAAAATAATAATAAAAAAATAAAAAATTGATTTATCAATTTTTTTATTTTTTTATTATTATTTTACTAAACCATCCCTAATGAAAATATTTTAAATAAATAAAAAAAATAAATAACTTTGTTATTTATTTTTTTTATTTATTTAAAATATTTTCATTACGGTAAAATTTATATTTAAAATAAAAAATAAAAAATTGATTTATCAATTTTTTATTTTTTATTTTAAATGAACGAAGTTCCCAATTTTATTCCAAGTTAAAAAAAATAAAAATAAACAAAGTTCCATAAAATATATATATTTTTTATTTTTTTAATTTCCTCAATTTAGTAAAATAATAATAAAAATAAACAAATTTTTAAAAAATTGATTTATCAATTATTATATTTAAGCATGTTTATTATCTTATGTTTTATTTACTGTTTATTATCAGTTTATTTAAAATTTACAGATTTATTATTATTTTCAGATAAATTATAAAAATTTCAGAAAAATTATAAAAAATTTATAAATCTTTAATTATTACATCCCCCATAGAAATTATACAAAATTTAAAAAAAAATAAAATAAGTTAACGAAGTTCCCAAAATATTTTAATTTATGGTTCAAAAAATTATTTTATAATTTCTCTGAAAATAGCAATAAAAACATCATTAATGAATATTATAAATGTTGTTTAATACTATTAGACAATTTAAAATAATTTATATTATGAAATTCAGAAAGTTTATATGTTTTTTCATTTACAAAAATTAAATCATGATAATAATCATAATTATTTAAAACTTCTATAGTTTGTTGTATTATATTATCATAAGAAGACCAAATTATATAATCATGATAGGGTATTGATTCCGATAATGGTGAATTTTCACATATTGTAATAATACCACATTCTAATGCAGGTAATACTCTTAACTCTTCAAATGTATGATGTTCTGATGTTTGATGTATATTTATCATAATTTTAGTATTTTTATATAAAATTTGTAAATCATCTTTATTAAAACAATTATTAACATTTATATGAGGTAATTTTAAATTATATATATTAGATAATAAAGTAGCACGTCGGGGTTGTGATGTATCTATGAAAGTGGTTAAAATTGGTATATGTCTATTATCTTTAATAAAATATGTATCATAAATAGAAGAACTTATATAAATATATTTTTTAGAAAAATTATTAAATAATTCGCAAGTATTAGCATTAATAATATTCGGAATACTATAATCTATAACTATATTAGATTCATTTAATTCTTCATATTCTTCTATTCTTACTAAATATTTATTATTATCTTCATCCTCAACCTCACCGTAAGGAGTATCTACAGAAGTATCTCTACCATCTTTTTTGACAAGTGTATGTGTATAATTTATATTAATTTTTATTGTTTTATTGGTATTCATGAAATTATAATTATTATTACATAATGTAATATTTATAATTATTGTTGGATTATCATAAATAAATTTCTTAATATGTTCTACTATCATATCATAATAAAATTTTTTATTATAATTATCATTATAATAAAAATATATATGTTTATATTTTAATAATATAATTATATAATAATTATTATGTGTAATTTTTAAATATAAAATATATTATGTATTTAAAATTCTAAATATATATTATTATTTTCAAATTTTTTTAATTTATCTAAAAATAGTAATAAATTAAAGATATGTTTATTATAATTATGATAATAAATATATATAAGAAGTTCCTAATCATAATATATAATAATAAATATGTTTAATAATAAATATATTCTATAAATAAAAATTATAAATATAATTTTTATCAAATTATATTAAATATATTTATATATCATTTCTTTAATTTTTATATTATGGAAACTATCAAATGTATTAATAATAATATTTTGATTATAAATAGTAAAATATTTTTTTACTAATTTGTTTTTATATAATAATGAATTAAAATTATATTTATTATTATTATAATTTTTGATATAATAATAATAATTATTTATTTTTTGAAAATATTTATTTATATCTGATTTTTCTAAAAATAAAAATATATTATAAAATATATTTTTATTTGTTTTATTGATATAAATATATATTAATGCTATTATATAATATTTTATAAGTTTATAATAATATATTTATAATACTAATATTATTTAGTTGATTATTATATATATTTAGTATTTGCAATAGATTTATAATTTTAAAATTATAGGTTCTTTGAAAAATAAACGAAGTTCCCATTATATTTATTTTAGGTTGAATAATATTATTATCAAATTGGTAATTATGATTAATATTATTAGATAATTTATATGTTAATGGATTTATTTTATTTATTATATCTTATTATCTTTATTAATTAATATTTTAATAGATTTATTATCTATTTCTTTCTTTAATTCTAATAATAAATTATTAATTTCAATATATTCTTTATATTTTATATTAAAATTAGTTATGTTTGCTTGTATAATCATATTAATAACTATATGTATAAATTATTAATTATTATATCTTTTTTTACTACAGGACATTTTAATCACACGATTTATAATTATTCTTTATAAAATTTTGCTTTCTTTCTATATTTCATCTTAATATTTTCTTTTGTTTTAGTTCATAATAATTAAAGTAATTTTTATAAGTTTTTAATTCAATATATTTTATAATTGATTTCTTAATTAAATTATAACTCATTTGTTCATATAACTCTTTAATTGATTAAAAAATTTTTATATTAGATTCATATAAAGTAGAAAAAATTATATGAAACTAATGTTATTTAATTTAGATTCTTATTTTATTTATTAATATAATTTTTGAAATATTATGGGCTTCGTTTATTATTATTTTACTAAACTACATTAGTATATACTCAATAATATATGCAAATATAACTTTGTGTATTACAGATTATACTTTACAAATATCGCGTGTATATATATTATAGCTAGAATGACTAGCCCCGAAAATAAAGTAAACCCTCATAATATTAACGAACTAATAATAAATTTAGCACTATCAAATTATCAAAATATAAATATGCAAAAAGCAATACTAAATATAAAAGCATATATTCAAACGCATATAAATTTACCAAATTTGTTAAATCTTTATAATAAATTATTACTAACTATTAGTGTTTTAGATAATTACAAAAATCGAAGATATATTACAGATGAAAATATTTATGTAAAGCATTATATTAATATTCAAGGAATACCTAGAGTCATTATATTTAAGTTAGCAAATTATAATATTCATTCATTACTTGATATAGAAAATAGAATAGAGCAGTGTTTAGAAGATACAAATAAAATAATAATTGATATAACAAAGCTAAAAAATAATTTACACACTGAAGGACACAACATAAATAAGATATATAAACAGATTTTAAGATTGCAACCTTATATAAAAGAGCTAATTGAAAGATATTATGACATACTATATCCATATTAAACAGCATAATAATACATATTTAGTCTAAGGAACATTTAGACTTATTCATTTTAGTATAAAATTATAATCTTATTTAATTCATAAAAATAAAATTTATAAAATAAACAACAATAATAAATTTTCTGCTGAATAAATAAAGTTTTCATATATTATTATTATTATTTAGATAAAACAGTATCCAATTCAAATTATAATAAAATAAATATAATTAATTAAGTTCTAAAAATTTCTACTAAATAATAAAATTTATTTATAAGACTCAGGAAAAATTATATGAAACTAAAGTTTTGATTAATCATTTTTATATTTAATTTGGATTCTTATTTAATTTATTACCTATAATGATTTATGTAATATCTTAGGTCAATCATGATATATTTAAAAATAATAATAAATATTTAAAATTATGGAACACAATTAACTTTGTTTATTTTAATTTAAAAAAGATCTAATCTATTATAGGAAAAGGAAGCAGAGCTTTATTGCATTTTTTTATAATAATTTATGAAAAATTATCTATAAAAATATTTATTGCTATTTTCAGAGAAATTAAACTGCGTTCCAAAGTTTTTCTGAATTTTTATAATTTATCTAAAAATAGCAATAAATATAAAGTTATAATATATAACTAAAAATACATAATTATAACTATATTTATAATGTTATAAAAAATTAATTAATTATAATAAATATTATAATGAGATTATTATAAAATAATTTATTATATTATGTATTACATATTTGATTACAATTATTATTATTATTACATATAGTAATGTATTACTGGTGCTATATAATTTTTATAAAAAATAATAAAATTAATTAATAATAAATATAATAATAGGTGTGTTGTAAAATAATTTATTATATTATGTACTACATGTTTGATTACATTTATTATTATCACATACGGTATTACATTTAGTAGTTGTTTCGATAGTTTTACCGGTGCTATCTTTATCTTTACATTTATAAATACATTCATTATTATTACATATTTTGGTACAGTCTGAGGTAGTTGTTGTATTTGGGCTGTTTGTTGGTGTTGTTGATGTATATTTTACCAAACGATAAATACCCCAACAAATACCTGCGAGAAAGGCTATTAAAAATATTATTAATCCTAATATTATAAAAATATTCATATATATATATTTATATATATATTTATATATATAAATATAAAAATACAAGAAAAAATATATGGAACTATGATTATTTAATTTATATATAATTTGATTCTTATATATTTTATTAATATAATTTTAAAAATATTATGTTTGATGCTTTAATTATTGATATTTTTAGAAAAATTATAATTTCTATGAAACCGAGAATAATATATTTAAAAATAATAAAAACTATTTTTAGAGAAATTAAACTGCGTTCCAAAAATTGTTAAATTTTTTTTATAATTTTTTTAACAATAAGAATAATAATTTAATTTTATAAAATCTAATCTATTATAAGAAAAGGTGCAGAGCTTTATAGATAATTTTTTATAAAAAAATTTAAATTTAACAAAGTTCCCAAATATTTAATTTTTTATAAACTATAATTTAATAATATATAAGTTGCGGCAATATAAACTAAACATAGTATAATTATGTGTTATCATTAAATATCATTATACATTTAAATTTTTTTTTTTAATTTATTGCAAAAATGTTTAATCTTATAAAACCCCCTCTTTAGAGTATTTTAATAATATTTTATCAATATCATTTATATCATGCACCTTCTTTATATATTACATTTTTTATTTTTAGAGAAATTATAAAAATTTCAGAAAAATTATTTTATAATTTTTATAATTTCTCTGAAAATAACAATAATATAGATATAGTAATTTAATTATAAATATTACTTATTTTTGGTTTCATAATTATAATAATTAGTCTAATAAAAAATATCCTTGTTTAACTTATTACAAAATTATAATCTTAATTTATACAAAACATTTTTATGAAATAAATAACATTATCAAAGTTTTCACATAATAAATGAAGTTAATAAAGCTTTCATATATTGTTATTATTAGTTAGATAAAATAGTATTCTATTCAACTTATTATAAAATAATAATTAGTCTGAAAAAAAAGTATTCTTATTCAATTGATTATAAAATCATAACCTTTTAGAATGCAGTTTAATTTATAAAAAAAATATTTATAAATAAACTTTATTTAGTAGAAACATTAGAACCTTATTATTGTTATTTTCAGAGAAATTATAAAATTTTAAAAAAAAATATGAAATTAATTTAAATCTTAAATAAACAAAGTTAACGAAAGTAATGAAGAACACCATGTTTTAATCACTTAAATAATATTTTTTCCTCAATTTATATATATATATATATATATATATATTATGGAAATTACAAATTTAGATAAATTATTAGAAATATTAAATGACACAGAGATTTATATTAATGAAAAATTAAAAGGACCGATTAATATTATAAAAGATAATATAAAGAAAGAATTAATTAATAATAATAATAATTATTATTATTGTTATTATATAAATTTTTTATTATTATCAAAATATGTTTATAAAATTTTAAATGATACAATTACTAAACAAAATCATACAGGGGGAATAATAATTATAAATTACTTAAATATCATACAAAATATAAAAATAATAGACAAAATAAATATAAATATTATTTAAGTAATATGAAAGGAGGAACTATTATAGATGATGATACATATTATTTATCATATAAATATAAAGAAAATTTAGAGGCATTAAAATTTACTGAAGAAAAATGTACACGAATTAATTATGATGAAGATGATAATGATATTACGAATGATCATGATACCTATAGAAAATGTATAGATATACCATCATATAAACCAATGGAGAAATGGCAAAAATTATATTTGCAAGCTTATTATAAATATTTATTTAATCGTGGTATGCGTAATATTTCAACAGATTCATTTATGAAATTATTAAATAATGATAAAGAAAAATATAATTTATTTTTTTATTATATATTTGTTGAATTAAATTTATGTATAGGGTATTTTATATATACATATAATGAGATTACAAAATCAAAATTATCTAAAGAACATATTTTTTTATTATATAAAGGAGGAAATACTATTAGAACAATTATAGAATTATATTCATCTGAAATAACTAATGATAATATTAAAAAATATTTTATAGATTATTTAAATGAATCTAATGTAAGTGATTGGGATTATAATATTTTTATAGATATTTCTATAATAGATGAACAGTTTATAAAAAAACTAACTTTAGTTTTTACAAAAGCTTTTATACGTATACAAAAAATGATAGAAAAATATATAATGGTCTTTTTACCTGAAAATATATTTAATAATTTAGTGATTGAATGTAATAATCAAATTGAAAAAATTAATAAAACAATAAGAGCATTTATACAAAATAATAATTCTATATATTCTGATATTCATCAAAATATTATAGAAACTATAACTGATTTTAAGTTTATATCAAACACAGATAAACAATTGCAAAGTTATTCAGTTTATGAAGTAAAAGAAACAGAAAACAGACTTGAACCAGATATAAAAAAAATAATATATAAATTACCATTGCAAGGAGAATTAGATAATAAACATAAATATAGTTATTTAGTATATTTAAATGATATATATTATCATACTAAGACAGATATTATAAATTTTAATTTATTTCGTTTAAAATTAAATAATTATATTAACTATAATATTTTATATAAGCACAACAAAAAGACTCATAATTCTTTATGTGGTGTTGAATTAGTTGATTTATCAATATCTTATAATAAAAGTTTAATTTTAAAATTATTAACTAATATTATAAAAACTGAAGATACATATAATATGGATAATTTAAAATATATATCTGTAGATTTACAATTCAACGAAATTATTACAACTGTACAAATACCTTCAATTATATATATGATTTTAGATATAGTATCTATATTATATTATGATTCTTTATTTCCTTGGACTGATAGTAAATATAGAGTACGAATTAAAAGAGTATTAATTTTAGTTTCATTATATTATACTTCAATAACTCAACTTCAACAACAATATATTTCACATGTGCAGAAGGTACCATTATTAAATTTTTCAGAGGGTAAATCAATATATGATAAAATTATTATAATTATTAAACAAATAATAATAGGAATAAATCATTATGAATATAAAGATATAAAAGAAGTTTTAGATAATAAGGATTATAATATAACTATAACAGAAATATATAATCGCTTTAATACATCTTTAGATTTTAATGAAGACCTAAATTGTTTAAGTATAACTAACTTAGATATTAAGAATCCTATATTTAGTATAATTATTAATAATATATTAGAATTAATAATTTATATATATTATATTTGTTTTTATGAGGATACTGAAATAATGAATACGTTTAAATTTAAGGAATATTGTGACAAAAAATTTGAAAAATATCATGCATGTGATAAAAATGATACATGTGATATAAATATAGGAATATATTATAAATTTTCTCAATTAAAAAGTGATTATATATATAGAGAATTTTCAAACTATATTATAGCATTAATAGAATTATTAACTGAATTATCTGATTATGTATCTACTGAATATATTAGTAAACATGAAAATCCAATAGTTTATACTTTATAATTATTTTATTATTGGGTATGTTTAGTATCGCTTTATTTAAAAAATGGACATGTTTAGTATCATCTGTTCGGATTACTGTTTAGTATTAACTTAATTGAAAAATAATAATAAAAAATAATAAATGAAGTTCCAAAATATTTTAATTTATGGTTTACAAAAATATTTTATAATTTCTCTGAAAATAGCAATAAATAAGAATCTAAAATAAAATATAAAATGAATAAACGGAACTTTGTTTAGTTTCATATAATTATTCATCAGTCTTATTAAAATTATTTTTTTAGAAGAATTTTAAATAAATTGTACATTTCATCTAAAAATAGTAATAAATTAAAGATATATTTATAATAATTTATTGAAAATATAAAACTTACTTTATATATATATAGGAAATCTAATTTATTTATAGCAGATAATAATAAATATATCTAATATAAATAAATATGTTTTATAAATAAAAAGTATAAATATAATTTTTATCAAATTATATTAACTATATTTATTTTTCATTTCTTTAATTTTTATATTATGAAAAATATCAAATGTATTAATAATATTATTTTGATTATGAATAGTAAAATGTTGTTTTATTAATTTGTTTTTATGTAATAATGAATCAAAATTATATTTATTATTATTATAATTTTCAATATAATAATAATAATTATTTATTTTTTGAAAATATTTATTTATATCTGAATTTTCTAAAAATGAAAAAATATTATAAAATATATTATTATTTGTTTTATTGATATAAATATATATTAATGCTATTATATAATATTTTATAAGTTTATAATAAGATAATCCTAAATTTATAATGCTAATATTATTTAGTTGATTATTATATATATTTAGTATTTGTTGTGGATTTATAATTTTAAAATTATAGGTTCTTTGAAAAATAACATTATATTTAAATATTATATTTATTTTAGGTTGAATAATATTATTATCAAATTGATAATTATAATTAATATTATTAGATAATTTATATGATAATGGATTTATTTTATTTATTATATCTATACTTTTATCTTTTTTAATTAATATTTTAATAGATTTATTATATATTTCTTTCTTTAATTCTAACAATAAATTATTAATTCTAATATATTCTGTATATTTTATATTAAAATTATTTATGTTTGCTTGTATAATAGACATATTAATAATTATATGTATTAATTATTAATTAATTATTATATCATTTTTTTAAAATTAAATATATTAAAATAAATACATCAAATAATAATTTTTATAATATTATATTAAAAATAAATTAAGACTCATAATTATATTTATTATATAAACAATAAATTTCTAAAATAAATATGTGTAAAAAATAAAAATATAATATATATAACATCCAATACAATATTAAATTTAATAACTTAATTTAAAATAATAATTTATTTTTTAATTACAATAATCTTAAATATATCATGACTAGATTAAATAATTGTTATTGTATTTAAATACTTATATAGAATAATAATATAATTTTATATAATATAAACTAATATAAATTATATTATTAAATAAATATAATAATTATTATTCCAATTATTATTCTAATAATCATTCCAATAATTATATTATTAATTTATTTTATAAATATAATTACTAAAATTATATATATTTTATTATAAAAAAATTATTATTTTTTTATAATAAATCTTAGTAAATATATATGATAAATAAATATGAAAATATGGATTCTAATGATAGCATTATATTATCATATATATCTAAAATGTCATTTGATGAATTATTTAATTTAAATATTAATACATTTAATATTGAATGTTTAATTAATGCGTATAATACAAAAATATTAAATTTAAAAAATAAACATAGTTCCAATAAATTAAAAAATATTTCATTAGTAAAGTATATATATAAATCAAAATTAGAAGATGGAATAAAATATTTAAAATTAAATAATAAATTATCAGATGAAAATTTATTTAATATTTCAAGTCATAATAATTCTAAATTAAAATCTCAATATTTTACAGATAATACACAAAAATCAAATTATTATAAATCATACCAACAAACACAAATCACAAATAATAATGGTAATACATTAGTTGTTAAAAAAAGTGTTAATAATAATAATGGAAAAATTGATGAAACAAATGATGCTTATGTTATAAATAATAAAGGTATAAAAAAACAATTACTATAATAATATATTATTATTTTCAAATAAATAGAAAATAAAAATAAATAATTATGTTATTTATTTTTTTTATTTAATATATTTTGACTAAATAAGATTTAGTAAATTATAATAATAAAATAAATTTTACTTATCTTCATAATACTATTTTAAATATGATTTAAACATATATATTTAACAGTATATTATTGTTATTTTCAGAGAAATTAAACTACGTTTCAAAATAATTGTAAATCTTAAATTATTGCATCATCAGAGAAATTATACAAATTTAAAAAAAAATAAAATAAACTACGTTTCATTCTAAAATATTTTAATTTATAATTTAAAAATTATATTGGAACGTAGTTTAATTTCTTTAAAAATAACAATAAATAAATAAAAAAATAAATAACAAAGTTAGTTATTTTTTTATTTATTTAAAATATTTGAAAATTTTAATAAAATAATAATAAAAAAATAAAAATTGATAAATCTTTTTTTTATTTTTTTATTTTTAAATATAATTTTTATCGTAGCCATTTTGGCTCAAGAATACGAGTGATTATAAATTGTATTACAGATTGTACAGCACAAATATCACTTGTATATATATTATAGCAGGAATGACTAGCACAAAAAACAAAGCTAGAGTAAATCCTCATAATATTAATGAACTAATAGTAAATTTAGCACTATCAAATTATCAAAATATAAATATGCAAAAGGCAATACTAAATATAAAAGCTTATATTCAAACGAATATAAATTTACCAAATTTGTTAAATCTTTATAATAAATTATTACTAACTATTAATATTTTAGATAATTACAAAAATCGAAGATATATTACGGATGAAAACATTTATGTAAAGCATTATATTAATATACAAGGAATATCTAGTATCATTATTTTTAAATTAGAAAATTATAATATTCAATTATTCCATGATATAGAATATAGAATAGAGCAGTGTTTAGAAGATGTAAATAAAATAATAATTGATGTAACAAAGCTGAAAAATAATTTACAAACTGAAGGACACAACATAAATAAGATATATAAACAGATTTTAAGGTTGCAACCTTATATAAAAGAATTAATTGAAAGATATTATGAAATACTATATCCATATTAAACATCATAAAATACATATTATATTTTTTATAAGTAATTATAATAAAAAAATTATTAATTTTATTAATAAAAAATAATAATTATTTATTGTATATATAATATTACTATTTTCAGATAAATTATAAAAATTTCAGAAAAATTAAACTAAACTACGTTCCGTTCCAAAATATTTATTTATAAAAAAATCTTATAAATGCGGACTTTGTTTATTTTTTATAAATAAATATATTATATTATTCAAATTAAATGCCTATTTAGAGAAAATATATAAATTTCAGAAAAATTATACATTATTTTAATTTATGGTTTAAAAAGTATTATATAATTTTTCTAAAATTTATATAATTTCTCTGAAAATAATAATAATTTAATAACTGAAATTCCTACCATTTCATTTATTCTTATTTTTAGACAAATTAAACTACGTTCCAAAATATTTTAATGTATAGTTTAAAAAATTATTTTATAATTTTTTAAACTATAGCATTAATATTTATATACTATTTATTTATAAAACATTATTTAATTAAATAATAAATAAAATATAAGAAATCTAAGATTTAAATTATAAGTTTTTATTTAAAAAATAGTAGTTCTATATATACAGACTGATGAAAAATTATATGTGGAACTAAACAAAGTTCCGTATATTCATTTTTATATTTAATTTGGATTTTTATTTAATTTATTAATAAACGAAGTTACCAATTTTAAATATTATATCTAATAATTTATTTAATATTTTAGATCAAACATGATATATTCAAAAATAATAATAAATATTTTTAATTAAAAAATTATATACATATACATCGGTGTAAGCTGCAGAAAGTAGATTTATGTGTACAATATATATATTATAAAGAAAATTATCTTTATTCAATTTGTGAAGAAATCATAATTTTTTATAATTTATATAAACATATTTATAAAATAAATTTTATTTATTAGGCAAACCTTTTTATGATTTAATTAACTTTGTTTATTTTATAAATAAACATTCTCATGTTATGAATTAAATAAGATTATAAATTAAATTAGGTTCTAAATATTTCAGTAAAATTATAAAGTCATTTTCCAATCTTAAATTAAAATATTTTGGAACCTAGTTTATTTATTTTAAATTTGTATAATTTCTTTGAAGATGCAATAATTTAAATAATTTAAAAATTATAGAAACAGTTTATTTTTTCTAAATTTTTTGGAAAGCAGTTTAATTTCTCTGATAATAACAATAAATTTAAATAGTTTGGAACATAGTTTAAGTTTTTTATAATTTTTCTGAAACAATAAATAATTATTTTTTACTTTATTTAAAAATACAGTAAAAAGGTAACAGTTATTTCATGCACACATATGATACACAAAATAAATGTTCAGACAGACCTGAGTTTTCACTAAAATTTAACTATATTAGTCTGTTTTTCTGTTGCCCGAATGACAGACCTGAATAAATACAGCAAATTAAAAAATATAATTACTAATACTTGACACGCAGGATTTACGCAGCCGTGGAGACTGTGGGCTGGTTTTTTGTATTTGTCAAGCTTTCATGCAGGAGACTTCCTGCGTTGTGTTCTTTTCTTTTCTGAGCACTGACACATCTAAAACTTCGGCTTGGAAAACAGTGAAATTATTTTTTCTGCTCTCTCGTATGCCTGCTTTGCAGCTTCGTATTCTTCAATTGCAGCAGTTCTGTCAAGTGTTGCTTTGTTTAATTTGCATTCATAAGTTGCAACTTCTTGCTTTGCTTTGGTGTATGCATCTTGAGCTTTTTTGGTTGCTTCTTGTGCTGCTTCAACACGCACCTCAACAGATTTAACAAATTGCCGTATTCCGTTGGCGATTCCAGTATGAGGAAATCTACCATGGCTCAAGTCACGTATAGCTCCTTCTGCTCCTCTTAGAAAAAGCTTGACGTCTTTTTCATCATTGCGGAGTTCTTCTAAATATTGCTCTGCGCCAGTTGCTTTTTTGATTGCTTCACTGTGCGCATTAACAATCTTGAGGTACCACTGTTCTACACTTTTTTTATTCTTGTCGGCTTTCGTCAAGTCGTTGGATGCGGCTCTTTCTGTGTATTCTATGATCGGGTCTCGTTCATCCCAGGAGGAAACATTTGCAAGCTCACTGACCAGAATATTGGGGTGACCGTTGAGTGCTTTATGTTCAGCGTTGGCTTCTTCCTGTTTAGCCCGAATAGCTTTTATGCGTGACATCATAGCTTCACTTGCTGCATTCTCTGCGGCTTCTCGTGCTTTTTTGGTGGCTTCTTGTGCCATAATAGCAGCATTTTTTTGTTCCATCAGGTTAGCTACTTCCATAGCAATCATGATTTCCTCGTGTGTAGCTTGTTGTGTCTTCTTTGGTGCTTCTTCAGTAATCACTGTGGCGTGAACCTCGTCGGTTGCGTTGGAACATTGTTCCGTCTGCTGTGTACTCTTGGGTGGCATTGCAATACGCGTGTGCAAGCAAATAAACACACCCAGAATATATTGCTGGAAAGCGCTTGAGCCAAAATGGCTACGGTAAAATTTATATTTTAAAATAACAAATATAAAATTGATTTATCAATTTTTTATTTTTTTATTATTATTTTACTAAACCATTCTAAAAATATTCTAATATATACAATCACCCCCTTAAATATAAATATCATTTTTTATATTATATAACTACTAAAATAATAAATAATAAAACTTATGATTTATTATTTATTTTATTATTTTTTTGTTATATTTTAAGTTAAAAAAATAAATAAAATTATTAATTTTCATCGAATATTATGCTAATATTAAAAAATATTAATAATACAAATACTAATTATAAGACTCTAAATATTTAAATAGACTGAATAATAATTATATAAATCTAATATTTTAAAAATATTATGTAATAATGATTTATTTTTTGCGTCATTGAAAGTTGCTAGCAGAAAAATTAATAAATATTTTATTGCTATTTTTTAGATAAATTATAAAATATTTTAATTTAAGATTTAAAATTAATTTTGGAACATAGTTTATTTTTTTTTAAAAATTTTATAATTTCTTTGAAAATAACAATAATTAAACAAATAAATAAACAAATTAATCTATTTTATTATAAGTATTGAATTTTTTTTTACATAAATTTAAAATTAAACAAAGAATTAAAAATATTTTAGATTTAATTTATTAAAGGTTAAATTATAATCTATACTTCTGACTAAATAATAAAAACTATTTATGAATTATTATTTAGATTTATTAAAGTTAAAATATGAATATATTTATATTGTATATTATGAAGTGTTTGTTATAACCTTAAATAAAATAACACTATTAATAAATTATACGTTTTATATATGTTTATTAGTATAAGTTACAAATATTGCTTTTTTATTTTTATTATTATTATTTTTGTTTTTAGATAAATTATAAAAATAAAAATAAATTATTAATTTTTAAATAAATTAATAATAAATAGCAAAATAAACATGTTATAATAAATACTTTAAATAAAATAATAGAAACCTCAATTATTTAAATGTTTAGTTTTTAATTTTTAATTTTTAAATAAATTGATAATAAACATGTCTAATAATTTAAGTAATTTGAATAATAAACGGTTAACAAAGTTCTCATAATAATAAACACACAATATTTAATAATTAAAACGGCGCCTAATTATAATAATAAACATATATAGAAAGCCAATTTATTATCATACAAAAGATAATAAACATGTCTATATATATTATTATATATTTATTAATAAATAATAAAATAATTATAAACTATTGGATACATTATAATCTTAATTCATGAAAATAAACAAAGTTTATTTATATAAATCAAACCGCGTTCCAAAAGATTATGATTTAATAATAAATTGAATAAGGATAATTTTTCCTTAGATTAATAAATTATCAATTGAATAAGAACACTGTTTATAATAAAATGAATAAAGCTAATTTTTTATGTCTATATAAATTTATAATAAATTAAATAAGGATATTTTCTTAGATTAATTATTATAATATATTTATATAAATTGAATAAAAAATATTTTTATAACAATATGAATAAATTTAATTTTTCTTTAGTATAAAAATATGTTATTTTTAACTAATTAAAAATTGATTTATAATTATATTATAATATAACTATTATAAATTTAATAATATGAATAACTCAAAAGGATATATTTATGTTAGGAGTCATTATTCATATGATGTTCATAATGCATATAAAATTGGTATAACAAATAATATACCAGATAGAGATAAACAATATGCAACTGGAGAAATAAAAAGAGGATATTTTGAAGCGGTATATGAAGTGTCTATTAATATAATGGAAATAATTGAACGTTTATTACAATATGAATTTAGAGATTTAAATATTAAATATGATGCAGGAATTGAATTTTATAATAAAAAAATTATAACTCTAATAGATCCATATTTAATTAAACTTGGACTTAATTATAGAAAATTATCTAAAAATGAAATTGATGATTTAGTAAGATGCAATAGAGTAAGAATAACATTTAATAAAATAAATATTCAATCATTAATTAAAACTCTTAAATCTATTACAATAAATAAAAAATATATTTGGAATGAAAGAGATTATCAAACAAGCATAATAAATTTTAGTAAAACTGAACTTAATCTAAATAATAAAATTTATATTGAATTACCAACAGGAGGAGGTAAAAGTTATATAGTATATAATTTATTTGAGTATCTTAAAAGTGATTTTATTATTATTGTTTCACCAAGAAAAATAGTAAATTCTCAAAATATATCATATAAATATTTACAAATATTAAATGATAAGTATATTACCTTTAATTATTCAACTGATAATAATTTTAATGAATATTTAAGTTTATCAAATAAAAAAATTATAATTTGTTGTACGCAATCTATTGATAAAATTTATAATAAAATATTATCTAAACATATAACTAATATTACTGTTTGGTTTGATGAAGCACATTGGGGAATTGAAGAATGGATTGAAACTTTACATAATAATATATATTCACGATTTTGGTTATCAAATAATATATTAATAAAATATCGTATTTTTACTTCTGCATCTCCTAATAAATCTAAAATATTAGAAAATAAAAATATTTTTGGTAAATTATATTCCCCTATAAAAGTAAAAGAATTAATACAATTAAAATGGTTATCAGGTATACAATCTTATGTATATAGCGAGAATAAAAAAAATGTTGATAATATAAAATATATTATTAATGATTTTCATGATAAAAATAGAAAGTTTGGGTTTAGTTTTCATAATAAACAAATAAACGCATTTAATCTATTTTATAAACACTATTTACAATATAAAAATAATCAAACATATATAAAACCATTTTTATTAGTTAGTAATAATTTTACTATTGAAAAAGAACCAAAATTACAAGAAATTATATTAGAATATGATTATAGAGATATTAAAATATATGAGATTACTATTCATAGTATAGGTTATGTTGTAGCAAAATATAGTATGGGTTATGATTTTAATAAATTAGATTTCATATGTTTAAGTGATCCTAAAGTATCTATACAAGATATAAAACAATGTATAGGACGAGGAATTAGACCAGATGAATTAGGACAATATGGATCAAATAAAGAAAAAATATTAATTGTATCTTTACCTGTGTATATTGATGATAATGGTGATAATAAATATGAAAAAATATTAGAAGTCTTAAAATATTTAATATATGATATTGAGATTTCATTAGATGAAATAGAATTCATTAATAGATATATACCTAATAATAAAGAAGTTAATTATAACTATATAAAATATGATGGAATAAATGATGTAAAATCTATTTTATTAAATTTATTAGAATTAGAAAACAAAAAAAATAGACTTCAAATAACTTATGAAAAAGCTAAAAAAATAATTGCAAATAAAAATTTAAAAAGTAAAGAAAGTTATTATGAATTATGTGATAAAGATAATAGATTATCTAAAGAACCTGAAATAATATTTAAAAAACAATTTACTAATTGGGTAGAATATTTAAATATTAAACGTGTATATTATGATTTTCAAACTTGCAAAAATAAAATAAATAAATATTTATTATTATATCCTAATTTGAAAAAATATTTAGAATTATCAGCTATATGTAATGAATTATGTAAAATAGATATTTTATTTCCTCCTAATGGATTATGGACTGATTATTATAATGTAAACAATTTACGAGATATAATTATAATTTCAAATAAAAAAAAAATAACAATTTAACTAATATTTAAAAATTATATAGTTATTGATTTTAGCCTGTTTATTACGCCATTAGATTGAACGATGCATTTATTTATTTTATTAATAAAATAAATAAATATATATTATAAGAAAACATTGTTTTTTTTATATAAAAACAATTATAAAAAAAAATGATTTTTTTATATAAAGAACTTATATATTTATATATTTATATATGACTATATCAGAACAATATATATGTGATACATGTAAAAAAGTTTTTAATAATAAAAATAATTTAACTAAAC